CTACTTTGGCTGTAAAAATATCTTCTCCTGCATTGACCAATCCATTGGGAACGGCTCCATAAGATCCTTCATCGTCAGGTGCGCCGGGTACTTCCCGTCTAGGATGGCTTCAACGACCGTGGGTGACAAATAGGCCAGACGCAGTATTCTGCTGACAAATGATGGACTGATGTTCTCTGACTTGGCCATGTCTTCAATTGAAGCGTGGGTGCCATCAAATAGTTTCCGGTGCCAGCGGTGGCCGCGTGCCAAGAGTTTGACCATGGCGTTGTCAATCAGTGCCTCACGCCGCTCGATCGCCCGCGAACCGTCGGGCATCACGATCACCGCCTTGCCCCCACGCCTGCGAAAAGTCATCGGAATTTCGGTCGTAAGACCCGCGTCGGTATCGTTGCTCATGCAGCCTCCAGTTCTTTTTGTGGTTCGAGTGTGTCGCGCAACAGCTTGTTCAACCCCTTGTCGTGCCATTTGATTGATATGCCGTCCTTGCGCACAGTGATGCGTTCAACCAGGGTATGCAGAACTTTGGCCTGCTCCGCAGGGAAGAGTTCGTCCCAGACCGCGTCGACAGACTGCAATACGCTAATTGCTTTTGTCTCTTCAACCTTGGGCCGCTGCGTATTGACCTCACGCACCGCGTGGGCCAGCACCTCAGGTGAGCGCAGGATGCCGCGCATCTTTTCAACAACCACCTGTTCGATCTCACCGGCGGGGATGCGGCAGATGTCGCAGCTTTCTTTGCCGATCTTGATCGAGTCGGTGTTGATGTAGTAACGGTAGGTTTTGTGCTGCTTGCGCGTCCAGCCAGGCGTGAAGGCCCGTCCTTGCTCCGAGAACAGCAGGCCCCGCAGCAGGGAGGGTGCGCTGCCGCGACCCGCCAGTCGCGCCTTATTCATTGGGGTGCCGTTTTTCAGGTGCGTCTGCACTGTGTCCCAAAGTTCCTGGGTGATGATGCCCTCGTGCTCGCCGGGGAAGTGCTGTCCCTTATAGGCAGCAATGCCGATGTAGACCGGGTTGCTGAAGATCTTGTAGACAGCTCCCTTGGTGATCAGTTTGCCTTGGCGCTCGACACCCTTGGACGTTGTCCAAGACTTAGAAGTGATGCCGCGTTTGCGCAGGTCTTTGACGATGGTGGACATCGATGGCGTCGCGGCAAAGCGGGAGAACATCTCTTGGATGATGGCCGACTCCTGCGGATTGGCAACAAGCTTTCGGTCAACCACGTCATAGCCCAAAGCGGGCATCCCACCCATCCAGATGCCACGCTTGCGTGAGGCGGCGATCTTGTCGCGCACCCGTTCACCCGACAACTCACGCTCAAACTGTGCAAAGGACAGCAGTATGTTGAGCGTCAACCGCCCCATGGAAGTGGTGGTGTTGAATGACTGGGTGACCGATACAAAGGTCACCTTATGCTGGTCAAACAGCTCGACCAGCTTTGCAAAGTCGGCAAGCGACCGAGACAACCGATCAATCTTGTAAACCACGATGGTGTTTACCAGTCCCTTACGGACGTCTTCGAGCAGACGCTTGATGGCCGGGCGGTCAAGTGTGCCTCCTGAGAAGCCGCCATCGTCATACCGGTCCTTGAGCGTTACCCAGCCCTCAGACTTTTGGCTGGCAATGTAATTGGCGCAAGCATCGTGTTGGGCGTCCAGTGAGTTGAAGTTTTGGTCCAAGCCTTCTTCGGTGGACTTGCGCGTGTAGATCGCGCAAAGAACTTTAGGTGTGGCGGTCATCAAATGCTCCTTCCGGTAGACATGCCAAAGAACGTCCAACCGTTTCGGTTGGTACCGGTGATCACCATGGCGATGCGCGAGATTGACTTGTAGCGCTGGCCTGCGTATTCAAAGTCGTCGACGTGCACCACTACTTCGTGGCGCTGGCCGTCCCATTCCCTAATCAGGCGAGTTCCTGCAAGAGGCCTGCCGTCAATGCGGCGGCGGCGCACATCCGGTTTGCCTCCGTCGAGCTGCTCGCCCAACTTCTCTAGGCGCTTTATGGTCTCGCGCCTCAGGCCGCCAAGGGCCAGCTCCTGAATGCGGTAGGCCAGACGTGTTTCAAGGAACCGCCGGTTAAAGGGCGGGGGTTCAGTCAAAAACATTTCCCGCCACATTTGCTTGAGGTCCGGTGTGGGCGAGGTTTTAAGGGCTGCAACGCGTGCAACAAGTGAGTCATTCATGGGTGTTGTCCTTGGTAGTCAAAACACCCGTATGAACGCTCTGTTCGGTACGGTTAGCAAGTTGAGCTTCGCGTTTTTGGCGGTCCAGAAGGCGAATTGCGCCCTGGGCCAGGATTGCGCCGATGACGGCCATGGGGCTGCGCTCTGCGGGCGGAGTTGGTTGTGGGGTTTGTTTTGGGGCGGTCATGAAGGTTCATACCGCCGCAGGGGGGTGGTTTTCTCAGGGTGAGGGCATACCTGATGACTTAGCGGTGAAGTCGGGCGAAAATAGAGTACCTCTATGGCGAGGCTTGCCCCGCCAGGTTGCTAATATTTAGTCGAAAACGAACAAAAAATGCGCTATTTCAGTCAATTCGAGTATTTGGAGCCATTAAACGGCGAAGTCCCACGTTTTCCTTTCACTGAAGCAAGCAGTATTGCTTGGCGTGCAAGGTCGATCCTCAAAGGAAAACGCAGGTCGGCGGATGATATTCAAACAATTGCCACTGATGCGTCTTCACTTTTGGAGTGGTACTTCGACCATGAAAAGGAAACCAAGCTTGAAGAAATCCGCAGAGCTCAGCGTTACGACCTACTGGAAACCAACGAGGACGGTCGTGTTACTGGTTTCAACGATGAGGCCATTGATGAATATGACATTCACACCCCAGACAACACACCAGACCATGACGCGTTAATGGAAGCAATTGATTGGGGATTTGACCCCAAGTCAGTTGAGCTTGAGGACGTAAAGGAGTACGAATATTTTGCCGTGCTGAGTTTATGGTTTTTATCTGAATATGTCAGAGATCTTGAGTTCAAGGTTCAGTTCAACCCATTTAAGTGGGTAAAGCGTGAGAAGAAGGAATATGCACCAGAAGAGGTGGCGAGGTTGGGGAAAAAACTTCTGGAGGCCGCTGAGGCGGTTGCTCAAGCTGAGAAGTTAAGAGATATAGATCGAGTAGAAGAAAAATATGAGGCCAAAATCCAAAAGATTCAGGCCGGTGCATCTGTCGCCATAACCAAAGCTGACCTAGATCGAATTCGCGACGAGATGCGAAATGAAATGCAAGCTGACGAAGAGGCTGAGCGTCGGCAAAGGTCCGTGGCAAACAATGAAATTCGCCACCGTGACAACCGAGACGTAAAGCAGTTTGTGTTGGATGAGTTTGCAAAGGACCCCAGAAAATTCGATAGCGCTGAAAAAGCGGCAGATCACTTTGTGGAAGTACTTGAGCAAAGAGGGACGCCCAGAAGTCACCGAACGGTAGCCGATTGGATTAGAGCTTATGCCCGCACGAACGGCATTCGGTTTCGATAGGTTACGGTCTCCATCGGAGAGCGTACTGTCTCCGTAAATAGTAGTCTACGTACGTCCTCCGCTGGATATTGTGCGGAGTCCATATGAGCACGTGCGGCGTGCGCTGGACGCTTGTTTTCATTACTACATACCCCCCCGATCATGACCCTGTTCATTCAAAACAGGAGTCATCATCATGGGAAATCAGAGCTGCACACCACGGACAACTACCCCGTGCGCAAGTCATAGCAACGCAATCGCCAAAACCCCCAGCGGGTACTCATTTGGGCAGAGCGCCAACGACCCGTATTTTGATGCTGCAGTAAATGCAGCCAGGGTCCGGACTCATCAACTGGCCGTTCGCCACGGCTTATCTGCAGCCGAACGTGAGGACATCCAGCAGGAACTGATGCTCGACCTGCTGGAGCACAGACATAAGTTCGACCCGGCCAAGGGCAGTCCAGGAACATTCACGGGCATGGTGTCCAAACACCGTGCCGTTGAATTGCTTGACGGGTTGATCAAACAGCGCATGCGCTATACGGACTTTGGTACTGCAGCCCAGATGATGGGCGCTGCCAACGACCCTGAGATGGGTTCGTCCAAAGCCGATTCAGCAGACGACTGCATCGACTCGATCCACTTTAAACGTGACCCCGATCACGACTTCTTTACCGATGGCATGGCCATGCATGACCTTAATGCGGCCATCGCATTCATGAACGGCGAGCAGTCTGCTTTGCTGGACCTGCTTACCGAGCACTCGGATATCGCCAGCGCATGCGCGGCATCCGGTTTATCAACTCCAACTTTCTATCGCCGAGTCCACGAGCTGCGCATGCACCTGCGCATGTTTGGTCTGCGCGACGTGGCCTGAGAAAAAAACAACGTCCAACGGTAATAACTCACATGTCAGCCAAAAAGCCACCAAGCAAACCGAGCCGCAACACCTGCGACACGGCCAATCCACAACTTATGGAGCCCAAATTGTTCGCGTCACAAAAACTCATTGAAATATCGCGCAGCCATCTTGGTCTCGTCGCACAGGAGCAGCTCGGGAGTGCACGCCCTTTCTACTCACCAGGAGTCGCTGTTACCGAAGCCATTTTGTGCGACTGGGTTGCCAGTGCACAGGTCGGGCACTGCATCCAGTACCACGAGGGCCTTCTGCTGCGTGACCGCTCAGAGATCAGCAGTGACCTGTCCACCAAAGACCGAGCCCGTATTCACTCCGTTGCCCGTCGTGCCTGGATCGCATGCGAACTTGGTCTGGTGCACCTGTTTAGCCAAAAGGTGGACGACGACCACTACCGCTACATGGCCATGCGCTCCAGCTCCCCTCTGAAGCCACCCGAAATCCGTACCCAGCTGCGCATCGCGCAGATGGCTCCTAGTAACCGCAAGCACCACTGAAAGAAAGAGAACCCATGACTGCCGAACCCGACGTGCTGGATGAAATAGGCCAGCTTTACATGAACGAGCTTGAAAAGCTCCCGCTGCCAGACCTTGACCGGATGATCAAGCAGGTCACTGCTGCCAAAGACACTGCCGCTTTGTTCCTCAACGCATTGCAGTCCACCTTGCACAGTCGCTTGGGCGATCATGCCCAGCAGCTTCGCCAAGAGGCTGGCAAGTCCACCGGCACTGTGCGCTTTGAGGTCGATGGCTACATGGTCGTCGCCGATTTGCCCAAGCGCCCTGAATACAACCAGGTCAAGCTCAAAGAAGCCGTGGAAGCGTTGCGCAAGTGGGGCGAGGACCCGGAGAACTATGTCGGCATCGAAATCAAAGTCGCCGAGTCCAAGTACAACGCCTGGCCACCCGGCATCCGCGATCTGTTCGAACCTGCACGCACGCTCAAAACGGGCAAGCCAAGCTACAAGCTCGAGCAGATCAAGGCCGGAGAAATCCCCGACGCTGCCAACGACAGTCACTTTGGTGGGGGTGTGTGATGGCCATTTCACTTGCACAACTTACACGCGCCAATACGCCCAAGCCACCCCGCATTCTGATTCACGGTGTTGCAGGCGTTGGTAAAACCACCTTCGCCGCAGAAGCCAGCAAACCTGTGTTCGTGCAAACGGAAGACGGTCTGGGAACAATTCCGGCAGCTAGCTTTCCGCTTGCACGCACGTTTGAGGAAGTCCTTGAGTCACTGGCCTCGCTGTACACCGAAGACCATGACTTCAAAACCGTGGTGATCGACAGCGTGGACTGGCTTGAACCCTTGGTTTGGGGCAAGGCCTGCCGCGACAACGGCTGGGGATCGATTGAAGACGCCGGGTACGGCAAAGGCTACGTGGCCGCTTTGAGCCTGTGGCGTCAGTACATCGACGGCCTGAACGCCCTGCGTGACGACCGTGGCATGACTGTTGTGCAAATCGCGCACACCGACATCAAGCGTTTTGACTCGCCTGAGCACGACCCCTACGACCGGTACGTCATCAAGTTGCACACCCGCGCAGCGGCGCTGATGCAAGAGCACTCCGACATCGTGCTGTTTGCCAACTACCGCATCTCCACCGTGAAGGCCGATGTCGGCTTCAACAAAAAAGTAAACCGCGCCATGGGCTCGGGCGAGCGGGTGATTCACACCGCCGAGCGCCCAGCCTTTTTGGCCAAGAACCGATATGGCCTTCCTGAGACCCTGCCACTGGACTGGCAGTCCTTTGCCCAGGCCATGCCCGATGTGATCAAGCCCATGTTGATCGCCAACCCAGTCACCCCCACCAACCCCACCACCTGAAATTGAAATAGGAGAAAACACCATGGCTTCATTCGGACAAACTTTCGACGCATCCTCAGTTGAACCCAGCAGCGGCTACGAAGTCCTGCCACCCGGTAAATACCTCGCCCAAATTGTTGCAAGCGAAATGCGTGCAACCAAAGACGGCATGGGCCAGTACCTCTACCTTGAGGTGGATGTCATTGAGGGGCAGTACGCAGGCCGCAAGCTCTTTGATCGCCTGAACCTCATCAATGCCAATGCAGATGCTGTGCAAATCGCACAGCGCACGCTGTCATCCATCTGCCGTGCCGTGGGCAAGTTGCAGGTCGGCAATTCCGAGCAATTGCACCTCATACCCTTGATCGCAGATGTGCGTGTGCGTCCCCCGAAGGGCATGTACGGCGAGAGCAACTCAGTTCGCTACCTGCCACGCGGCGGCCAGGCTGCCAACGCCCCCACATTCAGCACTGGTCCAGCCAACCCGCCAGCGCGTCCTGCCGTTGCTACAGCAACGCCTGCTGCCAACGGACTGCCCTGGAAGCGCCAAGCCTGAGGTCCCATTGCATGCACGAACACTTCACATTGCATCAACACGCGCTTGAGCCGGTTCACCTGCCGGACTCTGCGCAGGGCTGTCGGGAGCGAATGGCGGCGCTGCAAGGCGAGATTGCTTCCATTCGTATTCAGATCGCAACGACTGACATCCGGCGGCAAACGGAGAAGAAGACGCTTGATGCTGCCTGGTTCCACCGCGCCAAAACCGCGCTGCGTTTAAAGCAGCAGGAGCTGGCGCAGGTGACGGCGCATCTTGCGACCTTTGATAAACGCGCAGCGCCCAAGCACCGTGATGCCTTCAAAGACACCTTGATTGAAGTGGCGCGTGAAAACTGCAATGACCAGGAGTGGGCAGGCCTGGTGCAACGTGCGCGTGACTTGCACGCCAGCCAGGGAGAAAACCATGGCTGAACTGCCCGCCATCACGAGCCTCACCCGCGAGGCCATCTTCTCTGGTTATGAAGCGGATGCCAGTGACGGGTTTCGCAGCCACCTTGGCGCGTCCCTCATTGGCAAGGAATGCGAGCGCGCACTTTGGTACGACTTTCGGTGGGTGACGCGTAGCAAGCACCCAGGACGGTTGTTGCGCTTGTTCGAAACCGGCCAACTGGAGGAAGCCCGAATGGTCCTGAACCTGCGGCGCACCGGTGCAACTGTGCTCGAAGTTGATCCCGAGACCGGGCGTCAGTTTCGGGTGCAGGCCCATGGCGGCCACTTCGGCGGCTCGCTTGACGGTCTTGCCATCAATTTGCTTGAAGCCCCAAAAGCCTGGCACGTGTTGGAGTTCAAGACGCACTCCAACAAGAGCTTTGGCGATCTGGTGGCCAAGAAGGTGCGCGAGTCCAAGCCGCAGCACTTTGCCCAGATGCAAATCTACATGCACCTGATGGGCATTACCCGAGCGATGTACTTGGCTGTGAACAAGGACACCGATGACCTGTATGTCGAACGCGTGGAGGCGGATGTCACTTATGCGGAACTTCTTCTGGAAAAAGCCCGGCGAATCATCTTCGCCCAAACCCCACTGCCACGCATCAGCGAGGAGCCCAGTTGGTATCAGTGCCGAATGTGTGACCACGCACCGGTTTGCCACGCAAGCGGCAACAGCGTGGTGGCACCTGCGATCAATTGCCGTACTTGCCTGCACTCAACACCCGTGGATGGTGGTTGGCATTGCGACCGGCATCAAAAACGCCTGACTGAAGTAGATCAGCGCACTGGCTGTGAGCAGCACCTGTACCTGCCGCCACTTGTTCCTGCATCGCAAGTCGATGCGGGTGACGACTGGGTTGATTACGAATTTACCAACGGAGTGCGCTGGCGCGATGCCGGTTTGATCAAGCACGCCGCCAACTGAATCCCCAACCGAAAACCTAAACGCAATTGAACAAGGAGTCCCGTCATGAGCTTTTCCCTCCGCCCCTACCAAAGTGCTGCCATCCAAGGCATCTACAACTATTTCCAAGATGAGAGCGGCAACCCGCTGGTGGTGATTCCCACCGCTGGTGGCAAGTCCCTCGTCATGGCCACCTTTGTTGAAGGCGTGCTGAAAGCCTTTCCAGATCAGCGCATCCTGATCGTGACTCATGTGCGTGAGCTGATTGAGCAGAACTTTGCCGAACTCAAAAAGCTTTGGCCGCAAGCCCCGGCAGGGATTTATTCAGCAGGACTTAAGAAGCGTGAGATTCGTGCGCAGATTTTGTTTGCTGGCATCCAGTCCATTCACAAGCGTGTGTATGACGTTCAGCAGTGCGACCTGGTGTTGATTGATGAAGCGCATTTGATCCCGCGTTCCTCAAACACGATGTACCGCAAGTTTCTTGATGGCTTGAAGCGCATCAACCCCATGCTCAAGGTGATTGGCCTGACGGCCACGCCATACCGCCTGGACTCTGGTTTGCTGCATGAAGGTAGTGAGGCCATCTTCACTGACATCGCCTACGAGGTGTCGGTGCGCGAGTTGATTGATGACCACTACCTTCCGCCACTGATCTCCAAACGCATGGCAACGCAAATTGACCTCACCGGTGTGGGCACGCGCGGCGGCGAGTTCATCCCTAAGGACTTGGAGGCGGCCATTGACCAGGACGCCATCACGCAAAGCGCGGTCAATGAAATTTTCTCGTACTCAACTAACCGCAAAAGCTGGCTGATCTTTTGTGCTGGCGTAGACCACGCGTACCACGTGCGTGATGCGGTGCGCAGCAGAGGTGTGACTTGCGAAACGATTGTGGGCGATACGCCCAGTTCCCAGCGCGAGGCCATCATCAACGACTTCAAGGCTGGGCGTATTCAGTGCCTGACCAATGCCAATGTGCTGACGACCGGTTTCAACGCGCCTGCGGTAGATCTGATTGCCATGCTGCGCCCGACCAAGTCGGCGGGTTTGTATGTGCAAATCGTGGGCCGTGGTTGCCGCCTTGCACAGGGCAAGACCGACTGCTTGGTGCTCGACTTCGCCGGAAACATTGCGCGCCACGGACCCATTGACGCCATCAAACCCAAGACACCCAAAGCGGGTGAAGACGGCGATGCGCCAACCAAAGCCTGCCCAGAGTGCGACAGCATCGTTCATGCGGCGGTACGTCAGTGCCCCGACTGTGGCCACATGTTCCCGGAGCCGCAAATCAAGATTGACGCCAAAGCCAGCACTTTGGACATCTTGTCTGGCGGTCCACCCGAGTGGGTGCCGGTAACACGGGTGAGCTATGCCCGGCACGACAAGACGGGCAAACCGCCGTCACTTCGGGTGGATTACTGGAGTGGGTTGAGTTCCCACAGCGAATGGGTTTGCATTGAGCACCAAGGCTATGCGCGGCAAAAGGCAGCCAGTTGGTGGGCCAACCGCGCACCGGGCTTGCCACTTCCCCGTGGTGTTGACGAGGCGCTGGCGGTATCGCAGCGGCTCAAGTGCCCATCGCAGATCGCCGTGCGCCCCAGCGGGCGTTACACAGAAATCGTTGGCGCGCGCTTTTGATGTCGGGCGCATAAATGATGTGCGCCATTTGCAGGCGCGATGCCCGAGGGTATGGGTTCGCGCCTTGTTTGATCCGTATTGATGCGCCGAGCGTGAAGTTGTGCTCCAGGCGCTGTCAAAACATTGCAGCAAGGCTAAAGGGAATGATTGATCCAAACCAACACGAAACCAATGCGCTGGCAGCGGCCTGCCAGACAGGGGGCGAGTACGTCGATTCACTCGCCAAAACAGACTTGGCCACCTTCACCGCAGTGGAGTGGTCAACCTTGATTGATGTGGTCGTGACCGCGTTTCAAGACTCACTTCGCACTGCCTATGCAGACGATCCACCATTTTGAAGGAACGCATGAATCCAAACAATTACATGGCCCAACTTGGGGCCACACTCGTAGATCGCGGCTACGCCATTTTGCCGATCCAGCCCAGCACTAAAAAGCCGGGCATGTTTCGCCTGGGTGCCTGGCAGGACTACCCCAAGTGGAGCCGCCACTGTGAGCGCGACACGACCGAAAACGAAGTCGACATCTGGGGCGACTGGCCCGAGGCAGGCATTGGTATTGCCGCAGGCAGGGTGATTGGCATCGATATTGATGTGCTGCAGTCCAAGGACGTCGCCGTCCAAATTGAGGGGCTGGCCAAGCGGATGCTGGGCGACACACCTGCAGTTCGTATCGGCAACGCCCCCAAGCGACTGCTGGTGTACCGCGCGGCCCAACCCTTCAGCGGTTTCAAGTACCCGCCGATCGAGGTGCTGGGTGTGGGGCAGCAGTTCATTGCGTATGGCATTCACCCTGATACCGGCAGACCGTACGAGTGGCCGGTGCAGACCCTGGCCGATCTTCAAATGGAGGAGTTGCCAGTCATCACCGAGGCGCAGGCACGCGAGTTTGCGCGTCAGGCGTATGAGATGGTGCCCGAATCCATGCGCCCCAAAAGTCTGGGCGTGGGTTTGAAGTCACCCGTGGCGTTTGCCAATCTGCCCGAGCAGCGCGGCACGTTTGAAGCAGTGCAGGACGCGCTTCAGTACATCCCCAACCAGGATCTGGACTACGACAGCTGGGTGCGCATTGGCATGGCCATCAAAGGTGCGCTTGCCGAGCAGGGGTGGCCGCTCTTTGAGTCCTGGTCTGCGTCGTCCAGTAAAAACGATGCCAAGACAACCGCTAAAAGTTGGGGGAGCTTTTCGCCTCAGCGCATTGGGGCGGGAACCATCTACAAGCTGGCGCTGGACAACGGCTGGATTCCGGATGCTGATCTGCAGCTCAATGGTGAGATTGTGATGAACGGACATCACCCAGCCAAGGAGATGTTGCAAACGCTGCAAACACCAAACCCGATCACGATTGATGGATCAGGTGCACCGCCCGTGCTGCCACCACCCAAACCACTGCCGACGGGCTGGGACCAGGTGGGCGGCGTGATTGCCGACATGATGACGCTCATGGCCGTGACCGCCAAGCGTCCCCAGCCCGTGCTGGCGCTGGGAGCGAGCCTATGCGCCATCGGCGCGCTGATGGGGCGCAAGTACCGCACCGAGAGCAACACGCGCTCGAACCTGTATGTCGTAGGTATCGCTGAGAGCGGCGCAGGCAAGAACCACAGCCGCGTCGTGATCAATGAGCTGTTCCGTAAGGCCGGGTTGCTGCAATACCTGGGTGGCAACAAGATCGCATCGGGCTCGGGTCTTTTGACGGCCATCCAGCGTCAGCCCGCCATTCTTTTTCAGCTAGATGAGTTCGGTATGTTTTTGTCGGCAGCCGCTGACCGCAAACGCTCCCCACGCTACGTGTGTGAAATCCTGGACCTGATGACCGAGCTGTACACCACATCAGGCACGACTTACTTTGGCATTGAGTACGCAAGCAACCAGCTCAACAACGCGCACCGAGCCATTCACCAACCCTGCGCCTGCATCTACGGCACCACCACACCAATTCACTTCTGGCAAGCGCTGCAAGCTTCCAATGTGGCCGACGGCTCTTTGGCGCGCTTTCTGATTCTGGAGAGCGAGGACGATTTTCCCGACAGCAACGAACTCTTTGGCACGATCGATCCCCCGCAAGACCTGATCGACCGGCTGCTGCTCATCCACCAGGGTGGTGGGCAGTTGAGTGGCAACCTCACGGATGTGGGTGCGATTGATGAAGTGCTGGTCGATCCGCGCGTGGTGCCTATGACCGCGCAAGCGCGTGACGCGTTTCGCTTGCTTGACCACGAGTTGCTGATAAAGCTTCGCTTGTCGAGAGGCACCGGTTTTTCATCGATCCTGGCGCGCATTGAGGAGAACGCCACCAAATTGGCACTGATTCGCGCTGTGTCGCGGGACGCTGTGACGCCGCAGATCGAGGACCATGATGCGCACTGGGGGATTGCGCTCTCGCGCCACTGCGCCGAACTGACAATTCGAGAAGCAAGCGCGCGCGTTTCAGAAAACCAAGTCGAGTCCAACCACAAGCGCGCTTTGCAAATCTTGCGCGACGGGGAAGCTGCTGGTATGTCCAAGAGCGAGTTCACCCGGCGCACCCAGTTCATGGATCACCGCCAGCGGGACGGTGTGCTGCGCACCTTGACGGACGCTCATCTGGTCGAAGTGTTCGCCAAGCCAACGGGCGGCAGGCCCAGCCAATGGATCAAGTTGGCGGGTGCAGATGAGTAGACGGACTAATCAGACTCCACGTTTGAAAGATGAAGTATTGAAAGAAGCCCTCCCGGCGACTTCTTTCAATTACGACCTTCTTTCAATGGGGGTGCCTCCATATACAAATAAATATTGGGGGGCCCTATACACACAAAAAATCCCTCGCGCGCGCGAAAACGTGCGCTCTGGAGGGGTCAGAGTGGGTAGAGAGAGACATAGGTATATATGTTGAAAGAAGAAGTATTGAAATAAGTACCTCCCAGACCCGGACTCCACCTTTGAAAGATGAAGTATTGAAGAAAGCCCCCCGTCACCTGTTGACGACTTTTTGCCAGTCCTGATAACCGCATCCGATTGAACAAATCGGCAATGACAGACATGAGGGAGCCGCACCCGCCCTGACACGGCCTTGGTGCCAGCGCTCCTCCAGGTCGCACAAGAACCCTTGTACGAACCCTTGGAGGACATCCCTGATGAATACCGAATCCACCCCGCACCTTGTCATCCTCGCCCTGGACCTGGGCACCACCACCGGCTGGGCACTGCGCTCGGCCAACGGCCCTGTGGCGCATGGCTTTGTGAGCTTCAAGTCCCAGCGCTTTGAGGGCGGCGGCATGCGCTACCTGCGCTTCGGCCGGTGGCTCGCTGACATGCTGTCCTTGAGTGGCCCACAAAGTGATTCACAGACCAATTTAACGGGCATTGGAGCCGTTTACTTTGAAGAGGTGCGCCGTCATCTCGGTGTGGACGCCGCGCACGTCTACGGCGGCCTGCTGGCCACGCTGACCGCCTGGTGCGAGCACCACCAGATCCCGTACCAGGGCGTGCCCGTGGGCACCATCAAACGCCATGCCACCGGCAAAGGCAATACAGGCAAGGCTGAGGTGATTGCTGCCATGAAGGCACTGGGCCACCCGGTTACCGACGACAACGAAGCGGATGCTCTCGCGCTCTTGCACTGGGCGCTGGCGCAGGGTGCGGATCCCGCCTTGGGCAAGGAGGTGCGCCATGGCTAAAAAGCAAGTCGCACAGCCACTGACCCATGGCGCTCTGGTGAGTCTGCCCGGCGGTCGGGTTGGTGAGTGGGTCAGCGAAGCAGAGGAAGGCACCAGCTACCGCACCGAGCATTTCCGGACCGTGGACTCGCTCGGGCTCTTGATGCGCAACGGCGCGATCACGGCGCAGATGCACGACGCGGGTCAGGACTTCTCTCGCAACTTTGTCTTTGCGCAGCTAAGTTCTGCGGGCTCACCGCCGCTTGATCGCATCCCCGGCGGTCATTGGCAGGACACGATGACTGAGCGCTGTGCCTGGGCCAGAAAGCGCCTGGGTGAGGCGCTCGATGCGGTGGGTGGAATTGGCAGCCCCGGCGGCTGCGCGGTCTGGCATGTGGCGGGTTTGGGTCAGAGCGTGAGGGAGTGGTCTGCCCAGGAGGGGTGGAACGGACGCACGCTCAATCAGTACGAGGCCAAGGGCATTTTGGTTAGCGCTTTGGGGGTGTTGGCTGTTCACTACGGCTACGCCCGGTAAACAACCTCCTTGCAAGGTGTAAAGAAATCCTTTACACTTCTATCCATGATTGAGTCGTTCAAGCACAAAGGACTTCAGGAGCTTTTTGAGAAAGGCACCAGCGCTAAGCTGCAAAAGGCCTTGGCTGAGCGGGCGCTTCGTCGGCTCGATGCCATTGACATTGCCAAGACGCCAGAGGCTTTGAATGTTCCAGGTTTTGATTTTCATGGACTGCAGGGCAAACCAAAGCGCTACAGCCTGCATGTCAACGGTCCGTGGTGCATCACCTTTGAGTGGCAGGGTGAGAACGCCGTCAAGCTTGATTTTGAGAATTATCACTAGGAGTGAATGATGCGTAAACGTGTACCGACCCATCCCGGAGCCATCCTTCGGGAAGATGTGTTGCCCAGCTTGCCGGGCATGTCCGTCAGCGCCTTCGCCCGTAGCTTGGGCGTTTCCCGCCAGACCTTGCACTCGGTGCTGGCCGAACGCAGCGGCGTATCAGCCGAGATGGCGCTGCGTCTTGGAACGCTGCTTGGCAATGGCGCACAACTCTGGCTGGACATGCAGACCAAGTTTGACCTGTGGCAAGCGGAGGCCAAACTGCACGATGAACTGGGTCAGATGAAACGACTTGAGTCCGTGGCGATGGCCTGATTTATAAATCGTACGAAAACCCCTTGACGGGGTATATATCGAAGCGGTAGCATTCTGCTAATCACTCAAATTACGCCCACACGGTTCCCGCCTTGTGGGCGTTTTGTTTGGGTCTTCACTTCCCCGCATCTATCGCGCTTGCAAGCAGCCCTCGCTGGTTGACCTGCACGCCGCGCACCAACCCGAAAGCTTCCCTATGACACCCGAGATTCGAATGGTCGCGGTGGATTCGCTCATCCCGTATGCGCGAAACGCCCGCACCCACAGCGAAGACCAGGTGGCACAGATTGCCGCGTCCATTGCTGAGTTTGGTTTCACCAATCCGATCCTCACCGACGGCGACAAAGGCGTGATCGCAGGGCATGGCCGCTTGGCTGCTGCGCGCAAACTTGCACTGAAACAAGTGCCCGTGATTGAGCTGGGCCACCTCACTGCAATTCAAAAGAAAGCCTACATCCTGGCCGACAACCGCATCGCTGCCAACGCTGGCTGGGACGAAGAGTTGCTCAAGCTTGAGATTGCCGAACTCGATGAGGCCGACTTCAATCTGGATCTGATGGGCTTTGGTGACGAAGAACTCGAGCGTTTGCTCAATGGCGACGGCGACACCACGGGCCTGACCGAAGACGATGCAGTACCCGAATTACCAGCCGAACCTGTTTCCAAAACAGGCGATGTGTGGGTCCTGGGTCAGCACCGTTTGCTGTGCGGCGACTCCACTGTGCTCTCCGATGTCGAGCGCCTGATGAACGGCCAACTCGCCGACATGGCTTTCACCGATCCACCCTACAACGTGGACTACGGCAACAACGCCAAAGACAAGATGCGCGGCAAGGACCGCCGCATCATGAACGATGCGCTCGGGGACGGGTTCTACAAGTTCCTGTATGACGCCTGCGTCAACTTGTTGGTGGTGACCAAAGGTGCCTGCTACGTGTGCATGAGCTCATCCGAGTTGCACACACTGCAAAAGGCCTGGCTGGATGCCGGTGGCAAGTGGTCGACATTTGTGATCTGGGCCAAGAACACTTTCACGCTCGGTCGCGCCGACTACCAGCGCCAGTACGAGCCCATCCTGTACGGCTGGAAGGAAGGCGCAAAACACTTCTGGTGCGGTGACCGCGACCAGTTAGATATTTGGAACTACAAAAAGCCCCATGTGAATGACCTGCATCCGACGATGAAGCCGGTGGAGTTGGTTGAGCGTGCGATTAAAAACTCATCCAAGACTCGCGACATCGTGATCGACTTGTTTGGCGGCTCCGGCACCACGCTCATTGCTTGCGAGAAAACCAATCGCCAGGCGCGGCTCATGGAGATGGACCCCAAGTACGTGGACGTGATCGTCAAGCGCTGGGAGGACTTCACAGGACAGAAAGCCACCCGTGAATCGGATGGCTCAGCATTTCCGGATCTTGCGCCGCAAGGTCAGTCGGTTTTAGATGATGCTGTGGGGAGCGAGCTGGAGGGTGAAACCCTGTAGACCCGCTCACCACCGCTCTCCTTGACGGAGTCGATGGTCAGTCCCAGTTTCTTTTTCAAGGCTCCGGCCATGCAGCCGCGCACGGTGTGCGCCTGCCAACCTGTGGCCTCCACCATTTGCGCAAGTGTTGCACCTTCCGGGCGTTTCATCAGAGCGATGAGCACCGACTGCTTGCTACCTTCGCGTTTGGATTTGGCTGGTGGCTCAATGCCGATGGCCTGCAACCCTGCGACGGTGATGGCAAAGCGGGTCGAGCCCGAAGCGCCTTTGCTGTGGGGTCGGATCAGACCTTCATTGCAAAGGCTGGTCAGCACCTTGATCAACGCGCCACCTTTAAGGTTGGGCGGGAAGTCGGTCAGCACATGCTGAGGATGAAGGGCTGCGGCGTTGAGAAGCAAGGTTTGGCTGGGTGTGAGTTTCATGTTGATCTCCGGTATCAGTTTGGTTGGGTTGTTTGTTTGGATTGCTGGCCAGCCGTGAATGCAGCTTGCAAGGCTTCTTTGAGGCCCCACACGCTGACTTCATGAAAGTCCAGGCGGTCGCTGTTGCGAGTGGCCAGCGTGTCGATGTGCAGATGCTCTGCGGCGATCTGGTTGAGCAGACGCTCCAGTGTTTTGGCGTCCATCACTTGGCTCCCCGCACCTGGTGGATCTGTCGGGCGCGGTCAAAGCCGACCCACTCGCCTTGGGTGTCAAGGCCGCGTGAGGCCAGCTCCTCGCGGGCCAGCAGGTTGAGGTCAAGCTCACCGCGTGCGGCGGCTGCCAGCACCTTGGTGAGCGCGATCTGTATGAACCCGACCTCGTCGACGGTGAACTGTGTGGTGTAGGTCATTTGTAAAGCTCCTTGGGTTGTTGATGACGTTCCTATGAACGCTCTGAACCCCAGTGAAGCCAAGCAATACCCGCATCAAATCCGATTAGTTTTTTGAATGAGTGGGGAATAAGCCGCTATGCCCCGCAGTGCCCCGACACCATGCCGACATCCCGCCTGTGCGTTGGTTCTGGACAAGCCGGGCTATTGCGATCAACACCGTACCCAGGTGCACCGGGACTACGGGCGTGCCAGGCGTGGCTTTGATGCCGAGGTGGGCTTTTACCAGTCGGTGCGCTGGCGTGAGGTGCGTGCGGCCTTCCTGCGTGAACACCCGTTGTGTGTGGCGTGCAAGGGGGCGGGTCTGGTGGTGGCTGCCAAGGTTGCTGACCACATCAGGCCGCTCAAGGAGGGCGGTGAGCGCTTTGACTGGGTCAATCTGCAAGGCCTGTGCGTCTCATGTCACAACCGAAAGACGGCGCGTGAAACCGCAAGGCGAGGCTGACCACCCTCCCCGGGGGGTCTGAATCTCTACAGACGGCGGCCAAAGATGCGTGCGCCTGCCAAGATTTTTGCGCGTGCAAATTGAAACCAAGGGGGGATGCCCCGCAGGCGGCCTGATACCAGGCATGGCCGGTGGGCACAACCTGCTGATCAGTTGAGATCGGCGATGAACTTTTCGATGTTGATCGCTTTGGATTTCCCCACCGAGCGAATGATGGAGTTGGCAACGTTTTCTTCAACGACGCTGTTCCATTTGGAAAAGCTCTTGTCCGTCACGCTCTTGTCGAAGGCTGATCGGACCGCCTCGCGCCCAGCCTTCAGATCAGCCGCAAGAGCGGACTGAACGAGGCATTTAGCGATGACGTCGGCTTTGCGCACTGGGAGTTTTCCGGTGGGTTTGAAGCCTCAATATTAACGATTACCAACGACTGAACCCAGATGGCCGGACGAAAACCACTTCCCACGGAGATCAAAAAGCTCAGGGGAACCCTGCAAAAGTGCAGGACCAACCCGCATGAGCCACAGCCCCAAGGGGATCTGGTTGCGCCGCCCGAGTACATGTCAGATGGTGCCAAGCAAGCCTGGCGCTATGCCATTGACAGCGCGCCCGAACATTTGCTGCGCAAACTCGATATGTCCGTGTTGGAAGTCTGGTCCTGCGCTGCGGACCTGTACCGCAAGGCTCAGATCGGAATTACCAAGACGGGCCTGCTGATCAAAGCGCCGAACACGGGTGTGCCGATGCAGTCGCCGTACCTGGCCATCGCGAACAAGCAGGCTCAGATCATGACCAAGGCGGCGGTGGAGATGGGCTTTACCCCAGCTTCGCGCTCGCGCATCACGCAGCCCACAGATACCCAAATCGATCTCGATCCCTGGGCGGATATTGCAGGCTGAGGATAGCCTGCCGCTTTTCAGCGTGGGTCTGTTTTTTGTTCCCATGGCGATGGGGTGGACATCAACGCGGCCAGTCTGGGTTTGTTTAACGGGGGAGCATCCAAAAGCGCTACAAACTTTCGCATTTGTTCCTCGTCAATCGTAAACCGGACTTGATCCAAGCGGTCCTGAGCCAGTGCCGGTGTCTTCACCTGTGGTGTGCTAGTCATGGAAGTGGCCTTATGAATCATGGATGGGGTCAAAGAAATTTGATCTTAGTGGTTGCTTACCCAGTTTTCAACACGCAATCCAGCGTAGTTCACAAAGTCGGCTTCGTTGTTGGTAACCAGTGTCACTCCTAAAGCGACCGCATGGGATGCGATGAGTTTGTCAAGGGCATCGCGGTTGCGATCTTTGTAGGCTGCGCGGATGGGGCCATAGGACTTGGCAGCTTGTGCATCAAAAGGCGCAACCTTGATGTCGTCAAGCAAGCTCTCCAGTGCCGACCGGTTGGATTCCTGTGCCGCAGTGCTTGAGCAGGCGATACCAAACTCAAGCTCAGCCAAAGTAACAGCAGAAATAACAACGTCGCCCACAAAGCACTGGGCAAACCGCTCGCGCACCTCAGGCGGCTGATGCTTCATGAGGTAGATGCAGATGTTGGTGTCGAGCATGTACTTCGGATTCATAAAGCTTCTCGCTCGCCCTCAATGTTTTCGCCACGCCCCTGGGCCATGAAGTCCGGAGAGAACTTGGCAAGTTTGCCCAGCACATCGCCCATACGGCGCTGGGCTGGACGGATGCGCAACTCGTCCCCCTGGCGCTCGATGACCAAGTCAACGTCCCACGTGCTGTAAGCAAGTTCGGCAGGAATGCGAACGGCCTGGGAGTTGCCGTTCTTGAAAAGTTTGGTGTTGGCCATGGTGAACCCCGTTTGGATGTACGTGTACATCTTAACCCAAGAAGAAGTGAATGTAAACACATGGATGTACACGGTCTAGGTCGGCTGCAAAGCTACGCAGCAGTCGCCCGAAAGTATGCGCAAGCAGTCGTTGCCGGTGACATCCTGACCTGCAAATGGGTCCAGCGTGCATGCCAACGACAGTTGAACGATCTGGCTAAGTTCAAGGGCAAGGCAAGTCCCTACCAGTTCAACCCAAAGCTCACCGACAAGGACGGGCGGAAGTTCCATCCCGCCGACAACCTGTGCGCGTTCATTGAGCGGCTGCCCCACGTCAAAGGGCCGCTGGCAGGTGAGACGATCAAGTTAGAACCCTGGCAGGTGTTCATCCTGACCACCGTGTTCGGCTGGGTCAAGCCCGACGGCAATCGCCGCTTTCGGCGCTCGTACATCGAGGTGCCACGCGGCAACGCCAAGTCGACGCTGTCGTCTGCGCTTGCTTTGTACATGCTGGCCGCTGACGGCGAAGGCGGTGCCGAGGTTTATTCCTTGGCCACCACCCGCGACCAGGCTCGCATTGTTTTTGGTGATGCGCAGACCATGGCGCGCAGGTCACAAGGGTTTCGGAGTCGGTTTTCTGTCAACGTCGGCGCGCACAACATGAACGTGCTGCAGACGGGATCCAAGTTTGAAGCGCTTTCAGCCGAGGGTTCAACGCTCGATGGCCTGAACATTCACTTCGGTTGTATCGATGAATTGCATGCCCACAAGACCCGCACTGTCTATGACGTGGTGGAGACCGGTACCGGCAAACGAGACAACTCACTTCTGTGGGTGATCACCACCGCAGGCAGCAACCGCTCAGGCATTTGCTACGAGGTGCGCACCTTTGTGACCCGGCTGCTCGATGGCGTGTTTGAGGATGACAGCCAGTTTGGCATCGTCTACGGGCTGGACGATGGGGACGACTGGACCAGCGAAGACTCGCTGATGAAGGCCAACCCCAACTGGGGCATCTCGGTGCGCCCGGAAATTCTGGGACCGCTGCAGGCCAAGGCCATGCAGTTGCCCAGTGCGATGAACAACTTCAAGACCAAACACTTGAACGAGTGGGTCAACGCCGACACTGCATGGATGGACATGCGATCCTGGGACGCCTGCGCTGATCAGGACCTGGACATCGAGTCCTTTGCGGGCCAGCCCTGCTGGGTGGGCCTGGACCTGGCCAGTAAGACGGACATTGCCGCCTTGGTGATCGTGTTTGCCCATCCTGAGATCGCCGACGCATTCGCGGTCTTTGGAAAGTACTACCTGCCAGAGGACACGGTCAATGCCAACGGTAACAGCCAGTACCCGGGGTGGATGCACACCGGACGCCTCACCGTGACGCCGGGCAATGTGATTGATTTCAGTTGGATCGAAGCTGACTTGAATGATCTGTCCTCGCGCTTTGCGGTGCAGGCCGTTGCATTTGATCCGTTTCAGGCGACGCAACTCTCGACCCGAATGATGAGTGAGGGTCTGCCCATGATTGAAGTGCGTCCGACGGTGCTGAACTTTTCAGAGCCGATGAAAACGCTTGAAGCCCTGGTGCTTCAAAAGAAATTGGTCCACGACGGGGACCCGGTGCTGGGCTGGATGGTCAGCAACGTAGTGGCCCACCTGGATGCCAAAGACAACATTTACCCGCGTAAGGAGCGAGCAGAAAACAAGATCGACGGAATCGTGGCACTGATCATGGCGCTTTCGCGCGCGATCAAACCGGGGGACTCGGTGGTGCTGGGATCCGACTACGAACTCATGCTGCTTTGAACTGATGGGACTGTTTAGCTTTTTTGATCGCTATCGAGGATCTGGTAGTTCCAACGCCTCAGGTGGAGATCGTTCGCTATGGGGTGACTTTTCATTTGAGTCGATATCTGCGCGAAGTGGCAGTGGCATGCGCGTCTCGCCCGATAGCGCGCTTCGCCTAGCTGCTGTGTATGCATGTGTACGGATCCTGGCCGAAACAATTGCATCACTGCCGTTGGTGGTTTACCAGCGTCGCCCTGACGGCGGCAAGGACAGGGTCACGGACCACTGGCTTTACCGATTGATGGCCAAGCGGCCGAACCGGTTTCAAAATCCATTCGAGTGGCGCGAGATGCTGCAAGGCCACCTGGCTTTGCGAGGTAACGCCTACAACCAGATCATCACCAACCCGCGTGGCGAGATCATCGAACTCATGCCGATACATCCGGACCGGGTCAAGATTGAGTTGTTGCCCTCAGGTGAATACCGCTACCGAATTAGTGACCGCTCTGGCACTGAGGTGATCTTGCCAAGAGGTGAGGTCTGGCATTTGCGTGGCCTATCTTCAGATGGGTTGATGGGTATGAGCCCGATTGAGCTTGCCCGGGAGAATCTGGGTACTGCACTAGCAGCCCAAGGCTACGGCGCACGTTTCTTTGCCAATGACGCCAAGCCCACAGGAGGGTGGATTGAATTCCCTGGCTCGTTCAAGGACTCCGAGGCCAAGAAGGTGTTTCGTGAGTCTTATCAGCAGGCGCAGTCCGGCTCCAACCGGGGCAAGGTCCTGGTGTTGGAGAACGGCATGAAGTTTCACGAAGTGGGCGTCACAAACAAAGACGCCCAGTTTCTGGAGCTGCGCAAGTTTCAGATCACCGACGTGGCCAGGCTCTTTCGTGTGCCACCGCACATGATTGCTGATCTTGATAGAGCGACCTTCTCCAACATCGAGCAGCAGAGTTTGGAGTTCGTCATGCACACCATGACGCCCTGGGCTGAGCGCTGGGAGGCCAGCATTCAATCTGAGTTACTTCTTGAGAGTGACGATATAGAGATTGAGTTTGATTTTGCCAATCTGATGCGCGGTGATGCGTCCAGCCGCTCAAGCTACTACCAAAGTGGAATTCAAAACGGCTGGCTGACGCGCAACGAAGCACGCATTGCAGAAAACCTTAATCCCATTGAAGGACTTGATCAGCCACTACGACCACTCAATATGGTCGAGGAGAACGCGGCAGAGGATTTGGAAATCGATACACAAGCAGAAGCGGCAGAGCCACCGGAGCAAAAAGCGATCGAGCATTCGGAGGATGAGAGTGTTACTCGACTCAGTGGGCGATATAGCGCCCTTGTTAAAACGACCTCTGAGCGACTTGCTCGCCGCATCGGCCGATCAGATCATGTGGCAGAAAAAGACATCTTGTTGATCTCCCAAGCCTTGGCCGTACCGCTAGACCAGGTTCAGCTTTGGGCAAGCCAAATAGACGAGCCGCTAGATCAAAAACAGCTCACCGAATCACTTATCTCCCTTGGACAGAATTTATGAAAAACCAACTATTAGTCGCTGAATTTATGGCAACGCCTTGGGCCTTGATGCCTGAGCGATTAAGTGCTCTGGCCACTGTCATTTCACGCTGGTCACAAGGCGTGCCTGCCAGCGACGCTGCCATGTTTCAGGTCCAAACAGACCGTGTTCTGCGGGACACCCGCAGACAGACCTCGGCTGCCATTTCGGGTGGTGGCATTGCCGTCATCCCTATTTACGGCGTCATCACACAGCGTGGAAATATGGTGGATGACGTCTCCGGCCCTGGCATGGTCAGCACCCAGATCGTCACCCAAATGCTCAGACAAGCCGTTGCCGATGAGGCGGTCAGTCAGATTCTGCTCGATATCGACAGCCCGGGCGGCAGTGTCTATGGCGTCTCTGAGTTGAGCGATGCCATTTTGAGTGCCCGTGCACAAAAGCCCGTGGTGGCGATTGCGAACAGTCTGGCAGCTTCGGCCGCTTACTGGGTCGGCTCCCAGGCCAGTGAGTTCTACGTCACCGCCGGTGGCGAAGTCGGCTCAATTGGCGTGTGGCAGGCACACCAGGACTACAGCAAAGCCATGGATGAGGCAGGCGTTAAAACCACGCTCATATCGGCGGGCAAGTTCAAGGTCGAGGGCAATCCATACGCTCCCCTGGACGAAGAAGCACAAGGATTTATGCAGTCCCGCGTTGATGACTATTACGCATCGTTCACCAAGGCTGTGGCTAAGGGACGTGGTGTGCCCATCACTCAGGTACGAGAGGGCATGGGCCAAGGCCGTGTCTTGGGCGCTGATGCGGCTTTGGCACAAAACATGGTGGACGGCATCGCCAGCTTTGATCAGGTCTTGAGCAAGATGCAAAAAGATGCAGCGTTAAGTGCTAAGGCCAGTCCAACTGTCAAACCCAAAACTTCCCGCTTGGCCCAAGCCCGCACTGAGCTTGGGATTTTGTAATTTGGACTGCTCAGGAGTTGCTCCGTTGAGCACCTCCAGTCCGAACGGCGACCCGTAGGTCGCAACCTTGATGCTCGACTAGCTTCGCGCATTTTTTAATCTTTGAAATCCCGCCACCCAAGAGGTGGCTTTTTTACGTCTGGAGAAACCCAAATGAGTAAGCAATTGCGCGAGCTTCAAGCTCGCAAGTCTGACCTTGTCAAAGAGGCGCGTGCCTTAACCGACATCGCCGCACAAGAAAACCGAGATCTCTCAGATGAGGAAGTGATCAAGTTCAATGGACTTAAGAGTCGAATTGAAACCGCTTCGGCGGCTATTGACCGCGAATCGGCCTTGATTTCTGAGGAAGCCCAGATGGGTATCCATCTGGGAGCTGGTCATGGTTCCGCTTTCCCCAGTGTGATGGTGAGCGACAACCGAGAACTTGATCCCAAACATGGCTTTCAGAGCTTGGGTGACTTTTTGCAAAACGTCTGCCATGCGCAAAAGCCAGGCAACCCGATAGACGATCGCCTGCTGATTGGCAGCGGTCGTGGTGCTGCCGCTCCAGCCACCTTTGGCAGTGAAGGCTCTGGCCAAGACGGTGGCTTCTTTGTACCGCCACAGTTCTCAAAGGAGATTTTTCAGCTGTCTTTGGGCGAGGACTCGTTGCTGCCGCTGACCGATAACGTGGAAATCAGCGGAAACACCATGGCGTTTCCCAAAGATGAAACCACACCCTGGGGCACCAACGGCATTCGCGCTTACTGGCAAGGCGAAGCGGCTCCTGCGGTCACCACCAAGCCCGTGTTGGGACTGTCTACGTTGCGGCTGAAGAAGTTGATGGCCCTGGTGCCGACGACTGATGAGTTGCTGGAAGACGCCAATGCCTTGTCGACCTATCTGCCCGAAAAAATTGCACTGTCCATTCGCTGGAAAACCAATGAATCCATCCTGTTCGGGTCGGGCTCTGGCGTACCGGTAGGCGCGCTCAATGCTGGCGCTACGGTCAATGTGGCCAAGGAGACTGGGCAGTTGACGCAAACGCTGCTTCCGCAAAACCTGGCCAAGATGATTGCGCGTCTGCCGACAGGCTCATTCGCCAACGCGGTGTGGATTGTCAACAACGACGTGTTGCCAGCATTGTTCACCCTGACCTTGGGTAACTACCCGATCTACCTGCCAACCGGATTGAACGTTGGCGGTATTCAGGTCTCTCCCTACGGCACGCTGCTGGGTCGCCCGGTGTTTGTGTCCCAACACGCCAACACCTTCTCCGCACAGGGTGACATCTTGCTGGTGGACCTGAAGTATTACCAGACCATCACCAAAGCGGGTGGCATGCAGACCGCCACGTCCATGCACTTGTACTTCGATGCGGACTTGACCGCATTTAGGACGACCTTTCGCATGGATGGCCAATCGAAGATTTCCACCGCGATCACGCCCGCCAAGGGCAGCGCCACGATGTCGCCGTTTATTCAGCTTGGCGCTCGCTAAATCCCAAGACCTCAAAGGAGAAAACAAATGTTTCCAAATGCAAAAGGCAGTGAACTGCTTTCAGTGCTCGCCACGATCGATCCTGCTTCGCAGGCGGCTGGTGCAGCCAGTACAGGCTGGGTGCCAGTCGCCAATTACTTTGCCTTTTTGGCGGTGGTACAAACCGGCGTGCTTGGCACGTCGGCTACTGTCGACGCCAAGTTGCAGCAGGCGCTGGACATTTCAGGCACAGGTGCCAAAGACATCAGCGGCAAAGCGATCACCCAGATCGTCAAAGCCACGGGTGATAACAAACAGTTGCTCGTCAATGTCAAGCCTGAAGAGCTTGACACTGTGAACGGCTTTGGTTTTGTGCGCGTCACAGTGACCGTTGGCGTGGCCGCCAGCATCACCTCGGCCCAGCTGCTTGGGATCAACCCCCGCTATGCACCCGCAGACGTGGGCAATCAGGCTGCTGTGGTTCAGGTGATCTAAATGCCATTGCAACTCGTCACCCCACCTTCTGAGGAGCCGGTATCCCTTTGGGAAGCCAAACTCCATCTGCGGGTGGATTTTGACGAGGATGACATGCTGATCGCATCGCTCATCACTGCAGCCCGTCAAGCAGCCGAGACTCTGACCGGCAGGCAGTTCACCACTGCCCGCTGGAAGCAAGTGCTCGACTGCTTTCCTGGACCGTCTCTGATGGGCGTACCCGCAGGTCAAGCTTTCAGCTTGCCGGGCCACGCCATTTTGTTGTTCAAGACGCCGGTGCAGTCTGTCGTTTCGATCAATTACTTGGACATGGGATCTGCTCTGCAGGTCATGCCTGGGGCCACCTACACAGTGGATACCGCCTGTGAGCCTGCACGGATCACTCCCGTGTTTGGTCAGATCTGGCCGGTGTGCTTGCCGCAGATTGGTGCGGTATCGGTCACCTTCGATGCCGGGTATGGCAGTGCCGTCCAGGTACCAGAGGGAATCAAGAGTTGGATCAAGTTGCGTGTCGGCAGCCTTTATGCCCATCGCGAAGAGATAGCAGTTCTAAGTCGCGGCCGCGTGGAAGCGCTCCCATTTATTGATGGTTTGCTTGACCCCTACAAGGTCGCTTTCGTATGAGGGCGATCCCATGAGTTCATTACGAGCGGGTCAGTTAAATCGGCGCATTACCTTGCAGCGACAGAGCAATGCGCAAGACAGCTACGGCGGTCCGGTCCGCACTTGGCTGAATGTGGCCACTATTTGGGCCGACATACAGCCCTTGACGGGGCGCGAGCTGGAAAGTGCACAGCGCATGGCCAGCGAAATCTCCCACCAAATCACTGTGCGTTATCAGTCAAGTCTCACCGATACCCGCGTTGTGTCTGGATACCGAGCG